TGATGCTAACTTTGACTGGGCTGCAGCGGGGATACCCGATTCACTTCAACCGACAAACGAGTATTTCAACAAAGTCATGTTAACATGGTCCTCTCCAGGGCTTGCCTTTGGCTTGCCCGGTAGCCGTGTTCATACATTCGTCACTCCAGGGGATACGTTGATAATTCCTCCTGAGTATTAAAAACTATTGTATTATTCAGAATTAAGTTTTATCTTTGGTTAGTTCTTTGATGATCTGTTATTGAAAGTTTGGCCGGACCCCGGTTCGATTCCGGGCAGCTCCACAAATGGGCGTAAATCTCTATTCGTGTATATCAATTGTAGTGCACGATTTGGATTCAAAAGAAGAGAGGATAAATCTACGCCCGCCATATCACTCGCCAGTGATCCCTAATCCGTCGGGTAAGTACGGCGAGCTAAGAAGAAGCCGGATAGCGACCGGACAACTGAGTTATAGGGAAACGCCCCTCTCAGCCATATCGACAAAAATGGGGCGTACACGGGGCTGACTTGGTTTTGACGGCAAATGAGTTGGTAACAGGGAGAGGAACAAAACAATCAAACGGCACTTATTTTATGCCACAGGTTAAGGCAGCAGCCTAACCGACTAAACCCCGTGAAGATAGTAGCGGGGTTTTTGCATTTGTTAATTTATTAATATATTTGGCACATGATTACAGTCAGTGATAAGGGTTTCAGAGATAGTAAACAAAGCTCGAATAGCGATGAATGACTCTGTGATGCAGCAAAACATTGATGCCGCACTTGCCGAAATTAAAGCTGAATTAGCTGAAGAAAAGAAGTCTAATAAGTTACTGCATGAGGCTATGATAACAGCAGAGAAAAGAGGATACGATAAAGCACTTGCCGAGTCCCGGGCGAAGATGCCGAGCGAGGATATTGATGTTGCTGAAATGCACATGAATGATAGCGTGTTCAAGCAGAATGTAAATGATGCTATTGCCGAGAGGATGCCGAGTGAGGAAGAGATAAATAAGCAGGCAGAACAAGCGATGCAACGTGACACAAAAGATGGAAGAATAGGTATAATCATAGATTCAACTTATTATGGCGTGTTTTGTGATGCTTTAGAGTGGCTTCGCTCCCGCCTGACCTGTTCGGAAAAACCGAACAACTCGAAAGGAGGGGAAGGATGACAGCAGAACAATATTTGTTTTTAAATTCCGTTTGTTTAACTTTGCAATGTGAGCGCAAAAACAAAGAAACGGTTTTTGATGGAAACATACCTGCGTAATATGGCGGACTGCCACGTTTATCTCCTTTGTCAAATGCCAATGTTCGCCTCATGATTGCAATCGTAGCTACATATTTCCAACGCCAGATGCAACTTGAAAAAACACTTGCTTCATTCTGTCAGTATAAGGATGAGGATTTTGTGTTCATTGTTGTTGACGACGGATCACCCGAAGAAATAAGACTGCCGGAAGTGCCGTTTTCAGTTGAAGTGGTGAGGGTAACGAATAAGACATGGAGAAATACCTGTGTTCCTTTTAATCTGGGATTCATTCAGGCATTGAAATATGATCCTGAGATTGTCATAATTCAGAACGTCGAGTGTTTGCACTCAGGCGATATTCTGACGGCTGCACGAAAGGTGACAGATGAAACAGTGTTATCCTTTGCTTGTTATTCTTTGGGTCACGGAGAAGAACCAGGGATCACACTCAACAATAAAGCCGCAGAGTTTAACGACGAAAGCTCATGGTACAATCATTCTGTTTACCGGCCTTTGGGATTTCACTTCTGCAATGCAATGACCGCTGCGAACCTTCGCAAACTGAACGGCATGGATGAGAGACTTTGGGAAGGGATAGCTTATGAGGACAATATGTTCAAACATCAGATTCAGAACCTGGGATTGAGATTTGAATTTATAGATGATCCGTTTGTTTATCATCAGTGGCATGACCGGCCTTATGAGATTACTGAGGAACTTGTGAAACGTAATTATACAACCTACCTTGAACTGCAAAAGTCTGCTGACTATCGTGCGGTTCATGTAATAACACCTGATTTATGATAAGATATTTGATAGATAACCGAAATAGGTATAAACCTGAGCGATTTACTGAATTATTAATTGAGCATATTGAAGCATATTTGGAGGGGGAACAAGTATCTATTAATGAAAAAAAGATCGAAAACATATTAGATTTAAATATTGAATTATTAAAAAAATCAGTGTCTAAATGGGAAACCCAAAGAGATAATGCAAGAAATCAGAAAGAATATGAATATTTAAATAACTTAATTGAGATTTCTAATGCTATTATAAAAGCGGATATATTATGATTTACGACTGCTTTATGTTTTATGAGAATCTTGAATTACTTGAACTGCGGTTGATGACCTTAGACCGTGTGGTTGATAGGTTTGTGATTGTCGAAATGGGGAGAACGCACATGAACGCTCCGAAACCTCTGCATTTTGACAATAACCGGCATTTATTTGAGAAGTATCTTCCGAAGATAATCCATATAGCAGTTGAAAGTTTGCCGTTTAAGGACGAAAGGCAAATGGAAGTAGATAACCGAAACCTGATGGCACAGGGTTACGCTGAAGCCGGACCGGATGATTACATCATTATCTCTGATGAAGATGAAATTCCGAACCCTGACGGCATTTTAGAGGGAATAGCAAAAGGTCATCAGTGCTTTGCAATGCGGCAGAGATTGTTTTATTACTATGTGAACTGTCTCGCAGCCCAGGCATGGGACGGATGTATGGTCTATAAAAAGAAACTCATTCCGTCGCCTCAGTGGATCAGAGATCGCAGGGGTCAGGGTGAAACTACGATACTGAACGGGGGGTGGCATTATTCGTTTTTGGGTACGCCTGAGATGATAATGTCAAAGCTCAGTCATTTCTCAGAGCAACAGGTGAACACTCCGGATGTGAATAACCGTGAGAACATAGAACGTTGTATGCAAACCGGAGAAGATATATTTCACCGGACAGAGTGGTTCGCTCAAAAAAGATTCATAACTTTGGAAGAAATTAATCATCCAGAACTTACAGAATGGTTAAAGAAATATCCTTATAACTTCAAACAAATAATGAAATGAAAAAGCTACTTATTTTTGCAATCGTTATGCTTTTGGCAAGCTCATGTACTTGCCTGATCGCCCAGATACCTCCGCAATATGTGTATGTTACAACTTCATGCGAGGCGACACTTCCGGACTATCTTCCGATGGTAACAGTTTCGGATAACTGTCAGATCAAATCGGTCACTCAGTATCCCCTGCCTGGGTTTACTTTAAACGCCACGAATCCACAGGTTACGGTAACAATCCGAGCAACAGATGTATTTGACAACTTCACTGAGATTTCATTTTCAGTAAAAGCAGTTGACACAGTGCCTCCGACAATCATACCGACGGGCGACCTATTGACAGATAATTGGCAGAAGATTCACGGGTTATATGATGCGGCAGACAGACTACTTGCAGAACAGGAACAATATTTTGATCTCAATTTTGATTGGGATGCTGCGGGAATACCTGAAGATAAGCGACCGACAGGGCAATATGACAAGAAAGTCCTGACTATTCTTGCATCTCCGGCTCATGCTACGAAAGGTTACGGAGGCCGGTTTATAATGTACCAGAGCAATAACGATTCATTCATAGCGAAGTGAAACGCTTTTGGTTTTTGCTCTTTTTGCCTTTATCACTGTCGGCACAAGATACTATTTTGGTTGAAGGCCGCACGTTTGTTGACACTCTCAGTGGAACATCCTACGGGGTCACGACAAACCGCACACGGCCTGTTAAATTCATCTTCAGAAACAACTCAGTCACCGGAGAGAACACAACGGGTTATATGTTGGAGGCGGGACAGGAGAACACCGGAGCATACACAAACAACCTGAGAGGGGCAGAGATAACGGGCAATAAGTTTACATGGGTAGGAGATCAGGACGCTAACACTATCACTCACGGGGTCTTTACAGGTTATCATACCGACGTTCGGATAATGTATAACTACCTTGACTACGTTCCAATGGGAATAATCCGGAAGTCAAACGGGATGACTGATTCAACAGGGGTAGTTGCTTACAACATAATCCGCAACCCTCCAGCCGTTGGAATTGTTGTGAAGGGAATGAACGGAGTCAGAATCTACAATAACACTTTTTATTCTGAAGATTCTCTTTACGTCGGTCCGGGTATAGGAACGTGGCGGGGGTTGATTGACGTTTATGAGAATGATAATCCGGTAGGTTCGGCAAAGGGTGTAAAGATCAAAAACAATATTTTCTACACGAAGAACCGGCTGACGAATATTAACGTCATGAATGAATCCTGTTTGGAGGGATTTGAAAGTGACTATAATATTTTCTGGTGTGAGGCCGGAGAACCAATGTTTATGATTGCCGGTAATCGATTGACGTTTACACAATGGAAAGCCAGAGGTTACGATCTCCATTCTCAGGTAATGAATCCGTACTTTATAAATACTATTGATTTAGTCCCCGAACGTCGTATGCAATGGGGAACGCCTACGGAATTTAATTATGGCATCGCTGCTTCTGATTATTGGGTTGCAGGTTTTGACCCTGTGTTAGTCCGTCAGGGCGAATACTGGCAACAGGGCGCACGGGTTTATGAAGGTGACATTGTAATCTTTTATTGGCGCGGTAAGTTGTTTGACGGTGACACTACGGCAGTAGATTTGAAGTATGGCAAAATAGTAATCAATCAGGGTGAAATACATATACATCAATGAAAGACGAATCAACACATCAGCCAATACTCTTTGAAGTCATACGTCAAACGAAAGGGGCAAGTTATGGATGAAGCAAATAACATTTACGTGGCATTAATTCGCTTGTTAAAACTGAGCGAAACAAGAATAGTGTTAATGGATGACATTGACGATGTGTGCAACACTTTCGAGATTTACAAGTTTAAAGAAGAAGTGGTATCAATATTGCGGAAGCTGATTGTCGTCGGGACAGTCGGAACCGTCGCGTATGATTTCAGTGAACCGGATATTGCATAAATGATTAACTTTGCAGTATGAAAAGATAAAAAGTAATGACTGACGAAGAAAACAGCGAAGAACTACTGCCATTAAACGACAAACAGGAAAGATTCTGTTATGAATATTGCATTGACTTAAATGCAAGTAAGGCCGCAATTCGTGCCGGTTACTCTGAAAACTCAGCCCGTTCTACTGCTTCGACTATGCTAACAAAATCAAACATTTTAGCACGAATCAAAGAATTACAGGATAATTTGGCCGAAACTGCCGGGATAACAAAGCTCCGTATTCTTCAGGAACATCAGAAGATTGCCTTCAATTCAATCGCAAGCCTTCACAATACTTGGATAAAGCGAAAAGACTTTGAATCGCTTACGGAAGATCAGAAAGCTATCATTGCAGAGATTGACACGAAGGTTAAAACAGAATGGGAATATGATCCAGATTCAAAAGAGAAAGAACCTATTTCTGTTGAGTATGTCCGGATAAAACTATTCGACAAACAGAAAGCCCTGGATTCAATCACGAAGATGTTAGGCTTTGATGCTCCGACAAAGATTGACGCTACTGTAAACGTTCCACAATTGCCTAACGTGATTATCAAAACTAATGAATGAAGTTGAGCAGATATTATCAAAGCCTCAAATGTCGATACTCAAATCGACGGCAGCGATAAATCTGTTTCTTGCCGGGACGGGGTCGGGTAAAACTTTCTTAGGTGGTGTTCTCTCAATCAACTTTGTTTCTAAGTTCCCAGACGTAAGGGGGGCTATTTTTGCAAATACATACGATCAGCTTAACACTTCGACCCTGTTTCGTATCCGTGAATATTGGGCTTCAATCGGAGTGACAGAGTGGAGCAAAGAGAATCCCGCAGGATTATATGTCTCAGGCAAAGAGCCTCCGGCAATGTGGACTAAATGTAAACGTAACTTTGACCGCTTTACGAATATTATCTCATTTGCCAATGGAGGGTTGATTTTCACCGGCTCTTTGGATAATTACGAAACTCATTCAGGCAAGGAGTTCGCGTGGTGTCTATTGGATGAAACCAAAGACACGAAAGAGGAAGCTGTAAAAGAGGTCATCATAACACGAATGAGACAACCAGGGATGTTTATTGTTGACGGTAAACCTTCCGCAAAAGGAGGACAGCATGAGCAATGGAATCCTCTTTACTGTCTTACGTCACCGGCAAAGTCCGACTGGCTCGCTGAGATGTTCGAGCTGGATAAGTATGTTGATGAGATAACCGAAAAGATTTATTCGGATAAGACGTTTTTTGAGAAGGAATATAATAACAAAAAGGTTGTTATCTCATCGGCTTATCATAACGTTCATAATGTTGGGGAGAATTATATAAACACTATCCTTGCAAACAATACAGAAGAACGTGGCCGCGCCTTAGTATTTGGCAATCCTTTTGCCACTACAGGGGGTGAGTTTTATTCTTCGTTTAACAGGATTGAACACGTAGATAACCTGAAGTATGACCCTGATCGCCCGCTTCATGTATCTTTTGACCAGAACTCAGTGCCTTATAACTCATGTTCAATATGGCAGTTCGAGCAGAAAGATGACCTATGGTGGGCTTATTGCATTGACGAAATAGCACTGGAGAACCCGCGCAACTCAACAGAGGAAGTATGCGAAGAGCTTGTTTTGAGGTATCCGAATCACAAATCGGGGTTGTTTTATTACGGTGACGCTTCGGGCCGTGCGCGTTCAACAATGAACAAGGACTTCCGGCATCATTACGAGATCGTCGAGTTCAAGCTGCGGCGTTATCTTGTTGCCAAGTCTGACAGAACCGTAACCAGGAACCCGCCGCTGGTTAAACGCCGCGACTTCATAAACAGGATATTCGAGAACAAACTGCCGATACGAATACGCATTGACGAGGGGTGCAAGAAGATGATTGCTGATATGTTGTACGTTAAGCAAGCGATTGACGGCGGGAAAGATAAACATATCGTTACGGACAAGGTCACGGGCGACAAGTATCAGAAATACGGTCATCTTTCCGACGGTCTTGATTATCTGATAGTTGAGGCATTTAATAACTA